AGCCAGTTAACGCGCCAGTCATTGCGGTGCTAACGAGTCCGCCAGTCAAGCCAGTTAACGCGCCAGTCATTGCGGTGCTAACGAGTCCGCCAGTCAAGCCAGTTAACGCGCCAGTCATGGCGGTGCTGACGAGTGCACCAGTCAAGCCAGTCAACGCGCCAGTCATTGCGGTGCTAACGAGTCCGCCAGTCAAGCCAGTTAACGCGCCAGTCATTGCGGTGCTAACGAGTCCGCCAGTCAAGCCAGTTAACGCGCCAGTTGCAGTTTTAGTTACATAATTTGATAAATCAACATTACCACCACCTGCACTACCAAATGCACCAGTCATTCCAGTAGTAATAAAACTTCCAGTGCTGGCTGCTAAAAATTTAGTTCCATCCCAATATGGAATTTCACCAGCAGAAGCTCCGCTAAATTTTAATTTATTTAATCCATTTCCAGATGCGTCTGTGATTACTGTAACTACTCTACTATCATCTGCATTTTTGAAATAAATCAATTCATCAGCTAATTGTACATAAATTTCACCAGTTAAAAGAGATCCTATTTGTGGAACTCTTCCAACTGTACATGTTCTTCGGTGCGTTACTCTGAAAGGGATACTGGCCATATCTTGATTATTTACACCAAAATAAATTAATTAATCATTGCCGCCCTCTAAAACTGATGGATTTCCACTATCGCTTCCAAATTGAGCCAATTGCTGTAATGCTTGTAATGCTTGCTCGTTTGATGTTAAACCTCCCTGATTAATTTGAATTACAGCATTAACTGCATCAGTTTCAATACCTCCAACCTGTAGAGGCTTGGCGGCGTAGATATTATACTTAGCAACTAATGAATCTAATTGTTGTTTCGTATCTTTTGCTAAATCTCTATATGTTTTACTAACTTCATTTTTATTAGTAAATTGAATTTTATTTCCCTCATCCGCAACCATTATAATATTATCGCTAGAATTTGTTGAAGTAATGCCTCGCAAAACATTTCTAGCTTGTCTTGTGTAATAATTATATAAATATAATTGTTTATAAATTGCTTTTTCTTCTAAGCCTAAATTTGGATCTTCTCCAGAAAAACTTGAGTAAATTAATGTGTTTAGCAAACCTAAATTTTCGACAAACCAACCTTCTATTGAAGAGGGATTTGCTAAATTTGTATCTGCATCAAATTCTGTTTCAAAAATAGAATAAGCTAAATCAGTTAATTGACTCATTAAATTTCTCCTAAAAGTCTAATTGTTTCTGCGTGATTTGGATTATTTTTATCCAATTTAAATTGCGCCACAGGTTGAGGAATTGCTGCTCTACGCATATTTTTTGAATATGCAATAAACTCTTTAACTAAAGAATTTTTTAATCTTGATTTATCTAAGAATGGATTAAGGCCAACTCTTTGAGCTAATTTTTGCAAGTCAGAATGTGTTGAAGATTTTAAATTTTCTTGAAACACTTCAAGCTCATTTGTTCCGAATGGACTAATTTTATTAATTCCAAGAAGTTCTTCAAGTTCAGAAATTTTTTCAATAAAATCTTTGCCGTTTGTTAATTCTAATTCATTTAAATTGGCCATAATATATTATACACTTTATAATAAAAAAAATGGCCACCCTTTCTAGCAGGGTGGCCATAGTTTTAAACTAATTACTGATTAGTGTCTTACGATTTTTCCAAATAATGCGCGATTATCCAGAACCATACGACCTTCTTCCAAAGATCCAAAATAACCAATTTTATTTTGACGAATGGAATATTGATCATCAGCTACCAAGCTAAATTCAGAGCCAGACTCAGAATCAACCGCAATTGCACGAATCAATGATTCGCGATTACGATTAATACCTAAAAGAATTTCATCTGTTGATGGAACAAATGTAGTACCTTGACCAGATCCACCTGCAGCAGTTAGATATGACTGTCCAGTAGCTAAAGTATTGAAGATGGTATTAAATCTACGATTAATACCAAACTCATTAAATACCATCAAATTAACACCATAGAAACTTGATATACCACCACCATTGAATAATCCAACGCGAACTGAATCAGGAGCAGTAATGAACGCTGTATTACGAGTATCTGCATCTACTTTTAAGGAAGCAGTTTCCGTTCCAGAAATTGGACTTCCTTTAGTATTGATTGGGTTATAAGCCATTGCACGTAATTCTTCTTCAATTTCAGGAGAGATCAAAAGATCAGTGATTCCCATGCCAGCTTGGCCATCAGCTCTAGTTCCACCTGTATAAGAAGTGAATACTCTGCGAGAGAGAGTCAATAACTCATTCATATCTTGCAACAAGAAACGGCCTGTTGCATTTGCACGTTGAACGTGTTTATAGTTATTTGTGGAGGCAGCCGCTAAAGCTCCTAAAATCAAGTTGCCAGAAGTCTTTTCTTGTTTGCTCAAAATTTCTTGAGCCATACGAGTAAAAGTTTTGCTAACTACATCCATACGACTCTTTGCAGCATAACGCTTATCAAAGCTAAGTGCAGAATCAAGAGTGTAGGTAGTAATCTTCATTTCTGAAGTGGTTGGCAATACTTGATTTGTAGGAAGACCACCTGCTACAGATTGACTATATACTTGAATGTAATCATCATCTGTAATATCATAGTAGAGATCCAAAGGAATTGAAGGATTATCTTCGGCATTGAAAGACAATGGAGAAAATAAATTAGAAAGTACAGGTGCGTTATTGATTACTTCGGCCAATACTGGTCCTAAGAATGCAGCTAATGCTACTTGTGCCTCATAAGCAACGTCACGATTTCTAGAGGCCATTGCCTTAACTAGTTCGATCTGTTCAGGAGTTCTTTTAAGTGAGATTTTCATACTTTTATTGTTTTATTAAAATTAGGCGTTAAGTTTGATTACAGAAAATGAACCAGAATACTTATCTGCAAGAGTCGCGCCATTTGTCCCTCTTGTTCCAGTAGCTAAAATCGTTCCAATTACGGCTGCACCACCAGCTGCATTATAAGTCGTAGCTACACCAGATACTTTTCCATATTGAGCAGAAAGCACAAATGGATTACCTACTGACCAGTTTGCCGTATTATTGTATCCACTATCAGTAATAGTGAAAATACCTTTTGTAGCTACAGGTACAGATTGACCTGGAAGTAATACTTGATTTTCTGCAGCTTTTTGAGGGTAATAAATAAGCTTTTGGCCATTTTCGTCATACTTAGAAGTTTCCCACAAAGTAATTCCCAAAGGTCTGATATCACCAGAATATGCAGGAGTAACTTTTAAAGAAACTGAAGGATAAGAGTTAGCTCCAACGAATGGATAATCAGTCTTACCCAAGTAAGAATTGCTTCCATAAGTAACAGGATCTAAATCAAGATTACCGTTTGAAATTTTAACAAAAACACCAGCATCACCAGAGTGATTCTCTACAAAGCTTTGTGTAGCTGTTAAAACTGAATCGTCTAGAGCAAACATATTTACTACGTCATGCTCGTTATATTGTCTAAAGGGTAAGAGTCGTTTTCCCATATTATTTTATTTGTTTGTTGTTAATTATTAAGAAATTAAAATGTTTTCCCTCTTAAATGCTTCTGAAAATCTTTGATATAAAGATTGATTTTGCTTAGAAGAAGATTCGTTGTTATTTGGAATAAGTGCATCGTTAGAAGCTTTAGCTTTATCTAAAATAGCTTCAACGGAAACTGTTGAATTGGAAGATGTTTTTAAAGATGAAATTCTTTTTTGAACTTCTTCGTCAATTCGAGCTTGAATTTCTTTTTCTTGCTCTGATTTAACTTCTTTATTTTTATTTCTCCAAATAACGGAAAGTTTATTTTTATAAGATGCAAAAGACTCATCACTATTTAAGTTTTTAATGTCTTCTGCTAAAATTTGTCTATCTGCATCTTCCAAATCAAACATGCTATCCAATTCTTGCATGCGACTATTGAATGCAGCTAAAGCCTGAGTAGCTTTTTGTGCAGTTTCAAATTCTGAAACTCTTTCTAAAGCCTCTTTTAATTGTTTTTGAACTTCTTCGATAGAAGCTTTTAATTCAGCACGCTCTTTAATAGCAGCTTCAGCTTCTTCTTTTGCAGAAACTAATTCATTTCTATATTCTTCGTCTTTTTTCTTAATGGCTTCTGTGAAAGTAGCTGTCATGTTTGCAGCAGCTTCTTGGGAAATTTTCTTTTCCAATAAAGCGTCTTTAATTTCGGATAAAACTGTTTCTAGGTTCATGGAACTTTCTTTTTGAAGATTTACATCGCAAATTTCAGAATGTGAATTTTTTTCAACAAAAACGTAATCTTTAAATTGAAAAATTTTAGCTCTTGGTTCTTCTAGAATTTCTTCAAAATCATTTTTTACATTAACAACAACACCCTGAACATTAGCGGCTGGACTTGCAGTAAATCCGATTCCTAATGGGAATACTTCACCGATAACTAAACGATAAATACGAGTGCCATCATCTAAAGTTCCAGATCCACCATAAGATTTTAATTTACCTTTTAATTCTTTGATCTGTTTTTCATTTGTAATGATTTCTGCATGTTTTAAATCGCTAGATCCGACTGCTATATTGTAATCATTAAATCCAAGTTCCCAACTTGTAGAAATTTTATTATATAATTTACTATTTGGATCTGTAGATTGCTCTAACACAGAAGCAAAATCTTTATTCACAAATTTATAAACAACTGCTCCCAAAGCAATATTAAAAGGATCATTATAATTGCTTAATTGTTCTGGAGTTAAGATTTCGCTAGATGCATATTTGCTAAATCCAGCAGTTAAAATATGACCAACAACTTTTTCTTTTTTGTGTTCAATATTTGTTGGCTTATGTTTAAAAAGATTTGTTATTCTTAACGCTGTTTGAGTGTCAATTCCATCATCGTTTTTATTAAAAGAATTTACTACCGCTGCATTAAATGCAACACCCAATAAATCTATATTATCATTAAAATTAATTTCACTTGTTGGAATTAAAGAGTTTAAATTTTCTAATGAAGCTCTTGAAACTTTTTCGTCAAAAGATAATTGAGAAACTTTTAGTCCAGCAGTGCTGAATTGTGTTTTATATTTAAAATTCATTATAATTTATCGGAATGATATAAAATTGCAGATGGATATGTAGCTAATTCATGTTCAGCCGATATATCCAAAACATCATGCAGCGTATGAAGTTCCTGAATTTTATTAATATCATTTACACAAGATTTTAATTCACTTTCCCATTCATTAAAATGAGTTGCACAAACAACAGCTTCACATAATTGATCTACAATATTGATTTGGCTTTCATTTAAATCATCAGTTTTATATTTTAATTTTATCTCTTCTGTAGCTACCGTTCTTAATTTTTCAATTTTTCCCACTATGCTTTGTATATTTTTTTGAGAGTAGCCTTTAATTGTTTTTGTTGGCCCAGTCTTTTTTCCAGTTGGCCTACCTGCACTTTTGGGGGTATTATTTTTAGCTATTGGTGCTGCTGGGTTATTTATACCCACTCCTAAACCAGCAGCTTTAGCGCCTGCAGGCATTTTAGGCGCAGGTGGTGCAACCATTGGTACTCCACCAACTAATGGATTATAATAACCTTTCTTTCTTTCAGAAACAAATTGTTCTTGAGTTGTACCAATATCTTCTGAATTTGGAAATCTTCCAGTATTGAATATATCAAGACCTTGTTGAGGAGTAACGACTCCAATTTCCATTAATCTTGTTGCAACACGCAGTAATTCATTTTGATCTTTGGAATCTACATCAACAAATTTTGCAATAGGAATATTTCTAAACCCTAAACTAATTGAAACTCTTCTAATTTCTCTATTTAAGAAATCGTTTAAAAAAGCTCTTCTAGCTTCATTTAATTTATCCATGAAGATACGAGCTTTTACTTCTGTGGTATTATATTTTTCAGTGCCAACCATAATATTTTGCAATCCAATTCGAATATCTTCATTTAATACTTGATATTTTTCTGGACCAATAATTTTTGCAATATCTGGAATAATAAATTCTGCTTTTGTGGTATAATCAGAAACTAAAACTCTTCCAACACTTTCATTTAAAAAAAGCTGCTGCATTGCTTGAAGACTATGTGGATTAATTCCGCCTTTTTCAGGTTCAGCTCCCATTGTTATCAATAAAATAACATTTTCAACCGTTCTTGTAATCGCTTGATCCATTTTTTTCAATTCTAACTTTGCATTAATATCTTCAAGAACTGGAAACCCAAAAGGAATAGCAAAAGGCTCATAATCTTGCTTTTTAAAAAACGAATAACTTAATTTATCATTCTCAAGCTTAATTAAAAGTCCGCTGGCGTAATATTGACCCTTTTTAATCTTTTCTTTTACATCTGGAGGGAGTGCGTCAAAAATTTCTTTATCATATTCATCTTTTGGATTACGCAATCTTTCCATATCATATTCAGATAAGATTTTTTCATATGCACCTGTAGAGAAAACAGTACTTCTTTTTGCTACAATATCCCAAGGATTCAGTAAAATATATTTAATTGGAATTTTATCTTTTTTTAAACCTTCTGCGGCATAACTTTTAGATAAACTATTAAAGTCTTCTATACTTAAATCTCCATCAACACGATAAAGGAAAATATTACCACTTCTATAAAACTCACGAAAATATTGATCAGATAAATCCCAAATTCTAATCTTGTTAAACCAACGATAAAAGAAATCTCTTGAACTTTTATTGCCGCCTTCAAGATAAATTTCAGCGTTTGCAAATTCAGCCATTGTATCAATTGCATTTCTAAATACCGCTACGTTTGCATAAGCTTTTTGACATAGCTCTATAGCTTCTCTTACGTTAACTCCATCAGCAGCATATTCATAAGGCATCATTCCCATTCTTATGCTACTAAAACGGCCTGCAGGCATAGAAAATCCAGCTCTATTAACTCTGGTTTGGCCCGATCTTGATTCACTGTCAGTACTTCTTGAATAAGCTGCGGTAGAAACTGAAGCGTCTGAAGTATAAAAAGGTTCACCAGAACTTATTGGCGTTACTGTGTTTTGAAATTGAATGTTTTGAGGCAACATTGGTGATTGTTGCTGGTCAAACTTTTTCCAATAATCTGATCTTTTATTGTATCTCCTCTTATCTGACATAAAAATTCTTACACTTAAATGTTAATTAAAGTTACTTTATAAACATTGGCATAAAAGTATACTTAGGCTCTTCAGCAGCATCCATCATATCATAATAAACATTCATCATCCAATTTGCTAAAACCAACGCTGAATAAGAATCTTTTCTTGCTCTATCTGCACCCTTTTGACCTTTTAAATTAGTTGGTAAATCAAATGTTTGAGTTCCAGTGGCAGTTGTAGATGGTTGAATTAATGCACATTCAGCCTTCGTTAAATCTATCATATCTTTTTGATGTTCAATAAAATCTATCATCTTTGCACCTTTTTCTTTTTCTTCCCCACCTCCTCTTAAAAATTTAAGCATCTCAATTGGAATATTTTTTGATCTTTGTTTTGAATACGAGTCGTTCATAGCTGCTCCAGCAAATAATATTTTTTTATGATCAAATGCGGATTGTAATAATTCATTAGCATAACGAATCCAAGAGGTTGTAGGCTTTCTTAAATGACATATTTTTCTAGTTGTTAAATTATATTGATTTCTAGACTCTTTAATAGCTTGATTATACTCTTGTAAATTTTCAAAATCTGCATCAAATGTTTCTATTTGTATTTTTGCCTTTTTAAACATTTCGCTTTCATTTGCTGAGTTCAAAAATTGCACGCCACCATTATAATCTCCAACAATTGAAACAATATTAAAATTTTCTAATAGATATAAAAAATATTGTATATGACTTTTTAAATTAGATCCAGCCATTGCGTAACTATGAACAAGAATGCCATTTCGTTTATCTGGAACTAATTTAATAACTTGCATTGCAAAATCATCCGAACCATCTGATTCAGACCAACTTGGATCAAAAGATAAAATATATTTACATCCAGCATCTCCAGCTATTTCAATAGATTGGCCTTCGCCATCTGGTATTGTGCAAACCATCATTTTGCTAACTTTAAAATATCCACTAGAATCATCAGTAAATATTGATCCAAATTCTCTTTGGAATTGGGATTCACTCATTGTTGCTTTAGCTTGATTCAATAATGCTCCATCATATAATTGACTGGGGGCACAATCATAACTAAAATGCATAATTACTCTATGAGCCTTTTCATCACCTCTTTTAATTAAATTTTCATATTCTTGATATAGTTTATACAAATATTCAAATTTATAACTGGCAGAAGATAAACCAATAATTTTATTGTTTGGCCAAATTCTTCTTTCACTTTCTTGCATCTTATTTTCTGCAATCATTTTTGATTCAATATCATAAAGATTTTGACGTTCAATTGGATTTTCAACAACAGATAAGAAGGGAACAATAACTTCATTAAAAATCTTTTCAGGCATAAGCAAAAATTCATCGATAATCATTCGTTGAAAACGAAAACCACGAAGCTTTTCGCCATCACCAAGTGGTAGAGCTGTAATTCTTGAAGATCCAATTTCCATAAACCATTCATCATTACCCCTTGATACTCTAGTTATAGTTTCCGCAAACATGGATGCTTTTACTGTTTTAGATATATCCTCAATCTTTCTAAAAATCATTTTTGCTTGACGAAAAGATTTAGATATAATACCAATATGCACGCCTTGATGCATAATGGCATCTAGCATGGCGAATACAGCGGTTGTAAATGATTTAGATAGGCCACGACTCCAAATGCCTAGAAAATAGTCTGTATTGAACATGGCCTTAATAGCCATGTGTTGAAATGGAAATAATTCAACACCAGTTATTAATTCAGAAGTAAAAGAAGGATTCTCTCTAAGGAATCTATATAATAATATTTTAGCTTCTCGCTCATCTAAATATCCTTGCTTAGATAAGATGTGTTGATTTATATCTTTATCTTTATTTCTACTTTTTTGATTACCTAATTCCCAAGCCATATTTTTTATTGATATAATACTGCATGTCTGTTTTCCATATTTTTTTACCCGCACGCAGTAACAAGGGTATTAAATGTTCACTATTAGTTCTAGATCCAGTAAAAATGAATTGACAACAATCTTTATATTCATGTTGCAACTCTCTCATGTTATGATAAATATATTTTAAATTTGATTTATGATAAGATTTTTTATTAGAAAATTCTAAATTGTATAAATCTGATTCTACAACAATAAATAAATAACAACTAATTGATCTTGCTCTTAATAATTCTTTTTCAAATCTTTTTAAATTATCCTGACTTAGCGTAGCTTTAAAATCTTGATCAGATTTTCTATCCACAAAAGTATAATCAAAAAATTCCCTTATTCCATAATCTCCAATATCTAGTTTTTCGACAACTTGCTTTTTAAAAAATAAAGGTTCCTGCTCTCTAGTATCGGTAATAATATTTAATTCCAAAACATTTTGATTCCAAAAATTATCTATTAATTTACTTCCAAAAAGAGGCTCAATATTTAATTCTTCACAAATATAATTATAACTTAAAAAATTTTTTTTAAAAATATCTATTTTAGGCAAAAAAGAAGTGAAAAGTTCAATTTCATTTGGTGCAAATTTTAAATTACGACTTTTAACTCTATTTGTAAGTTTATCTTTTATATATTCTTTAACAAGCGTTCCGTCAGCTTGATTACACCATTGATAAAGTTGATGTATATGCTCAAAATCAAGCTCAAAATAACTATCTTTATTTTTAAAAGGTAATAATTCATTAGTTAATAAATTTTTGCGTTCAAAATGCTTAACATAATAATCGTGAAGAAATAAATCATGCTTTTTTATATGTGCATGTAAACTTCTTTCTGATTCAAAATTTTTATCACATTCTAAACAGTTAAATGACATCTTCTTGAGAAATTCCTAATACTCTAGCTTTAAATGCAGACATTCCTTCAAGTCTGTTGGCTTCATCTTTAACAAGTTTCTTTTGCATTTCTGCAATACGAATCATATTTTTACGCTCTTCTTCATCCTGAAACATCTGTACTAATGATAAAATGGAAGCATTTTCTCTCTGCCTATTTTTCATTCTTTCTGAACGATCTCCTTGCAATTTTTTTGTCAAGGCTTCGATTCTTCCTTCGCATTGATGATATTCTCCACTTTTAGCTTTAATAATTTCAGCTAATTTAACTGACATATCATTTTGTTCTTCAGCACAATCAAATAAATCATTTAATTTATTTAAATGCTTACTAATAACCTCTAAATTAATAATTTCTTTACATACATTCATATAAAGATTGATTTCGTCAGCAGTTAAATCAGGTTTATCCCAAGTTAATCGAGTAAATTCTTCCTCAAATAGATTTCTATCATCTTTTGAAGTATAATTATTCATTATTTTCATGAATCTAGAGTTCGAAAGATTAATTGCCATTTTATCTAAGCAATTTCTTTGTCCTCGACTCATTTTCTGTTCATCTAATGCAAAACCAGTTGAATCAAAAACTTTTTTTATTAATCTTGGATATGTTTTTGGAGGTGAATAGCTTGTTAATAAACCAGACTCCTGACTTGGAATAAAATTTTCATTTATAGATCGAATATGTTCTAAAACTGCACGTTGTTCAGCTCCTAATTTTTTAATATCTCTATCTGGAAATAATAATTCAGCAATTCCAAAAGAACTCATGCCTTGTTCAGCAGAATTAATAATAAACTCTTTATTTGAATCAGTAAATTCTACCGAATCAACTTTAATATGTTTGGAAGTGCTATATTTTAAATTATTTTTAACTAAAAATGCTCTTATTAATTTCCCTTGAATTGTTCGACCATCTAAAGATTCATCATTAAATACTTTTTGAGTTAAAGCATTTAAATCTTTAATAAGTTTATGATTATTTAATATAAAATCTTCTTGATCTTGTGTTAAACTAATCTGAGCCATATAAAATATCTTTTTGATTTAAAATTTCTAAAGCTTTTTCTTTAAAAAGTTTTTTTAAATTTTTAATTTGCTTATATCCAATCATTCTATTTTTTTCAGTGGTTTTATAACCCATAAAACGAGCAACTTCTTCTTCACCTCTCTCTTCAAAAAATAACATTATATAAGCACAATATTGTTTATATGAAAGCTGCTTTTTCATTTCTTCATTTAGGATTTCTATGCTTTTAAATGAAAAAAATGATGAATCAAATTTTTGTTCGACTTCTTGTTTATGGTTTTCAATGGTTAATGGCATTTTTAAATCATAACCAGCTTTTTTATTCTTTTCCCATTTTGAATATAGTAAACAAAAGCTTCCTTGAAGATTATTTGGAGAAATCGCACAATGATCTTCTCCAGAATTGTGTGGACATGTTAAACATGGCCTAGCATAATTGCTATAATTGTTTCTTATTAAATTTTTTAACTGATTGGATATTATTCTGCCTATCCAAGGTTCAAGTGGTTTAGTTTGATCCCACATTTCCCACTTTTTATATATATGAAGTCTAATAATTTGAGAAACATCATCAAAATCCATCCAAGAAATAGCGGTAAGCTGCCATTTATTTTTTTTTCTACTAATGGCTTTATCTATTATAATACTTTTTTCTTCAAATGAATATTTTATGATATTATTACTCATTAAGGATTTCCCAGATCTAGTTTTTTAGGTTTAATAAAATTACTTTGAGCATTGTCTAGAAAATTTTCAAATTTAAATACTCGAACATCAGTTTGAGAGTCTATTTCGACATCTATTTTTCTTAAACGAGGAACTCTTAAAACATTTGAATATGAAACGTCATCTTCTGAATCTGAATTTTCATCTTCTTCAAATTCTTCATCTGGTTCTTCAAGATTTTGATTTTTTTGAGCAATTTTAGCTTTTAAAGTTGATCTCAAAAGCGGTTTTTGAGTTGAAAATGAATTTGAATAAGATCTACCACATTTCGAACAAAAATTTGGAGCTGAAAATTGATATTCAGCCTTTGCTCCACATGATGGACAGAAAATTGAAGACATATTAGTTAATTTTTCCTTTCTGAAGTTTAGAAATAATAAATCTTAAAATCATACTGCGATGAATATCGTCATTATTAAATTGAAAACAGTGAATTCCATGAGGAATAGACTCTTGATCATTAAATAAATCAAACATTTGTTGAAATCCACTAGATTTTACATCTGCTTGCATAAAATCACCACAAATAAACATTTTTGTACCTTCGCCAATACGAGTAATTAATGTTACAAGTTCTTTAAAGGAAAAATTCTGAGCTTCATCTGCAATAATTAATTTGTTCTCCCAACTTGCACCTCTTAAATAGTTTATTGGCTTCGCAGAAAGATGTTGGCTTTGTTTTAACCAGATTGCATGTTCTGGAGAAACCATTTCATCAATCTTTTCCCAAAGAGGAGTTACAAATGGCTCAAATTTATGTCCAGCTTCACCTGGAAGACTGCCCAGTCCTTTTTCCGCACTTTCCGCAATACTTCTAACGTAAATAATTTCTTTTTCTTGATCTTTTGCTAAAAGATTAATTGAAGCATATACAGATAAGTAAGTTTTTGATGTGCCTGCTGGACCAGCCAAAAATATAATTTTTGAATCTTCATTTAATGCTAATTCCAAGAAATCTCTTTGTCTATCTGAGAATTTAAATTTGCGTTGTTTAAAATTAATTTTTTCTAAAGGCTTTGGTTTGATGCTAAAATCTTCAGAAGTTTTGGGTGATGGCTTTTTAGGCATTAATATATAATAAATTATTAAAGTATTATTTCTTTAATAACTACTCTACCATTTAAAATAGATCCTTGAGATGTAGACAATTGTTGAGATGCAACAATACCATTAATATCAAAAGATAAAACATTATTTGTTGAGCTTGGTGCGCCTTTTCCGTCCTCGCTTAATGGTAAAAAATAAATAGTGGTAGCGCCAGCACCAGCACCTGTAATACCTATAATTTGACCAACATTTTCACCTTGAATATTTGTAGTTCTGTCTACTGTATTTAAAACAACATCATCTGGAGTTTTAGATCCTAGTTGATATATAGGCATTCTAGCGCAATCTACATTTATATCTATATTTATTTTTGTAGAAGGTATGTTTGTTGAAACTCCATCGATTTTAGTTGTTAATGCGTGCAATGACTCGTAATAAGGTTGAGTAGAATCTTTTGGAACTGATGGAATATTTGATGTTGCAGTAATACTTGTGCCAGTAATACTAGTAATATCAAAAACTATAAAATTAGCTGTAACAGATATTGGTTGATATGCATTAATTTTTACTGAATAATTTTGCAAATAACATTGCTTTAAAAGAAAAGTTGAAATTTTTATTTGATGACCATTTCTAAAATCACCAGTAGTTTTAAAAAAATTTAATTGATTTTGTTGGTTAATTACTAATTTTTTTTGTGCAACCGTTTCTATTAAAGGGAAAAATGTCATTGAAAATTTTCCTTCAGCTGGACCTGTAGTAGAAAAATTTGTTCTTGTTTTATTTCCTCCAAGAAATCTGTTTGGTGTTAATATGGGTTCGATAGAAAGCGAAGCTTCTGTAACTGCAAACATATAAGCAGCTGTATCTGTAGTTGGAGCTGTATTGAGTGCATTAAAATTTGCATACACTGGTATATCAGAATATTTTAAATATGTTGCCATTGACTTATTCCTTTGAATAGATTACACTCTATAAGACATGAGCAAAAACATACATAATAAAATAAACAAATGTATAGAAATAACTAAAGCTTTGCGAGAGGAAAGAGGTTCTGGTAGATCATTTCATTCTACCTTTATTTTTGATAAGGGCAAATTGCTTAGTATTGGGTTTAATAATTATAAAAAATTACATCGCCACCATAGATTTGGACTATACAAAGGAACAAAAGACAATCCAGAAAGATATGTTGCTGGTATTCATTCTGAAATTGATGCTATTGTGAAACTTGGAAGAACTGATTGTTCGCGCCTTACATTTATAAACATAAGAGTAGATAAAAATGATTGCCCAAATATGTCAAAACCCTGCGAGAACTGTTTTCGAGTCCTGCAGGGTTTGGGATTTAAACAAATATATTATATTGATTGTTTAGGTAACTTTCAAGTCGTCAAGTGGAACTCGATTTAAGAAAATGGGCATCTTTTCTCCGATGTAAGAACCAAGTATATTGAATTCAAAATACTCTTCAGCTTCTTCTTGAGACATTCCATCTTGCTGTTGCAGATGTTCGATGATTTGGGCGTAGTCATAAATTAATGCGGGGTGCTCTCCATAAGTTTCTCCTATTCCTAAATAGCATTCATCAAATCCATCTAGTTTTAAAAGACTTGCTCGCTTTTCTTCTACACATCCGCATGTGCAATCAGAAGCGTGCACATATTCGCCAACTAAAACATAATCAGTAATCATTTCATACATTATTGGTTTTTGATTTTCGAGCTTTTCAAATTCTGGTAGATAAGGAGTTGTTTCGAGATCTCTTTTTTTTGTTTTAAAATATGTGATTTTGCCCAAACCATTATTTAATTGCTTTAATTGCCTCTCAAGAGAAGTCATAAACCAACAACTATCAAGTTCATCTTGTTTTTGATTGGGAAAATTATATTCATTTACAACATCCTGGCGGCTGTGAAATTTTTTTAAGTCCATACCCTATATAATAAATGGGTTCGGTTTTTTTTTGACCTTTTTTTTAGATTTTTTGAGATTTTTTTTGGCTGGTTTTAGGAAATGGGGGCAGGGGGTAATTATAAATGATTAAAATGTGGGGGTGGACTGAGAAAACGGTCCCCCTGGCGGCGATGCCGATTTTGGGCGGATCGCTTTTCTAAAAATGGGGTAAGTGCCTAATTCGCAAGGGTTTACGTTAAACTTTGACTTTTGCGATTCGCTTTGGTTGTCGTTAAACTTTGATTTTGAGCTACTTACACAAGCAAACGTCCTGCAATGCCGATGGCAAGCGGCTTCCGCCGTTTGAAAGAAAAATCTCACGTTATAAGTGTCTCTCTTTGAACGTCTTATGTAAGCACATAAAAATAGTTCTTTCTTTAAATCTGTTCTGGGCTACTTTTGATGGTAGCAGGTGCTGTGAAGCAGCTGCGAGAGGCCTTCCCTCACTGCTCTTTCTCACTCAAAGCCTTGGTTTGCAGGTAGTTGCAAACTGCGTGTGTCCCAGTATCGGAAAACGCTTAAATCCCTCATTCTGAGGGGTTTGCCTCCTGACCTTACGATGCGATTTCTCCGTAAGTTACGGCCATTGAGAAGGTTAGGACACCAAACCCTATGAAAGCAGAAGACATCATCGAAAGAATCGCTGTAAGTGACGTAATTTCAGTGCTTTATCACAAATGCGCTGACGATCGCAGAAATCCCGATAACGGAAAACTGCGGTCATTCAAAAGTGTCTCTGTTTCAGACATTTACGCCGCTAAAAACGGCGTGCTTCAAATTAAGGTTGAAACAGAGGAAGGAGTTCGCTCCTTCACTTCGGAAGCCGTCGTTAAATCGTTGGAAATCAACGGTTTATCAATCGTCAAAAACTACGAGTTAGTCTAGCGTATGGCTCCTAAGTGGCTGCAATGCAGCCACTTAGGGTTTGCCTTCAGCATCTTGCAAACTGCGATTTCTCCACTACGTGGCCAGTTGTAAGGTGTTGAACACCAAACCCTAACAAAGGAAAACTATGAACAACGTAAAAGATATAATCACGCTAAAGTGCACTCGCCCAGACGCTTACACAGCGCTTCAATGCTTGGCACACTCATTCCGTTCTTACTCCGAATGGAACCCAAGCAAAAAAGCGGCATTTAACATGTATAGGTCAATGAAGATAAGCTTGTTGCAGCAGAATATGCACATTCATAACTTCTTGAATCCGAACTACTTAGATCTGCATGATCGGCGGATCGGCTCTATAATGTGGAAGTGCCTCTCACCAAGAGGGTTAAGAAGGCACGCCAAAAAAGCCGCCAAAGCGGCCAAAGCCTAAACCCCACAACCTGAGCGGGTTACGCAAGCAAGCGTAACCCGCTCTAACCCTAACAAAATCATGCAATCGTTAATCCTTACTGCTCAAGTACTTGCGAAAGTATTTGTTAACTTCCTCCCTGCGTTGCTTTTAGCTATCGCATTCGGAATCATTCTTAAAGTGTTGGAATCCAAGTAATTATGAGAAAGTGCCCTAACTGTGGAGGCAAAGCCTCCCAATGTCGATGCCCTGCAGAAAGCATTGAAATTCAACGGGTTATGAACCACGCCGTTAGGCGTGGACGTTTGGAAGTAGTTGATGCTCAAGAAGATACGCGAGAAGAGCATGATGAAATTATGTTCGAAGATGCGCTTAAAGACGATATCGGAAGGCGTTCTCTCTGAGATAGTTACACAAGCGAAGCCCCATGCGAAAGCATGGGGCTTTTTTGTTGCCTTAATTCCTCAGTATCAAGCACTTACATAAGTACCTCAACGCCAAGCACTTACGCTTGTCAAGAAATTTTTTTTGGAGGCATACGTTGTAAGTGCCTGCAAATCAACGACTTACACAAGTACTTGAGCCTGAAGTACTTACAAACTCCTGGGGTACTTACATAAGGTAACGTCGTAAGTAGCTATATATCAACGCCTTACAAAAGCGAGTTACGCGCACAAATAACATACGTGCACTTGCGTAAGTACCTCAACGCCAAGCACTTACGCTTGTCAACAACTATTTTTTGAAGTCATACGTTGTAAGTGCTTGATAATCAACGACTTACATAAGTCATAAGTGCCTGATAATCAACGACTTACGACTGTTGTAAGTCCAGGGCCTGGCCTGGAGTTGCCACGATCCTTTATTAAGCTATTTGGCAGTAATCTTTGAATCCAGGCCAGGGCCTGGGGCAGTTGCAAGTCATTATTAGTCAACAACTTACATAACTTTGAAAATAAAGTTGGAGTTGGCACGAAGATTGTTTTGGCATTTTTGCCCATTCTCCTATATAGTACGGCTTCCATGATTAAAAACACCCACTCCTTCTCCTGCTCCTACGACCTCATTCACAATCTCGAAAAGTTCACTAGTGAACTAGACGACCTTTTAGGTGAGGCTAAAGGCTTCGAACTGAGAGAGTTAAATGACCACATGATCCATCTTGCCGCCTTTAGGGAAGCAATGATCGCCATTGAAGATAAAGTCCTTACACGCAAGGAGTTAGAGCGTTTAGAAGATCTCGCTCAACGCGATATCTATAAGTTGGAAGATGTTGATGGGCAGAAACTTACGTTCGAAGCGCCTGAAGGCTTTGAGGTTGTCAAGGGATGCCCGATCTACACACACGACCTCTATCAATTGCAAGTGGTTGATGGCAAGGTAGTTTCAGCACGCGATGCATTCAGAAGAATGGACTTGACAAGCGTCGAGCTTGATAAGTGCAACAGCGAGTTGAAGTTACTGCAGGGATAGAAAGTTCTTGACACGCAAATGCCTCAACCCGAAAGGGTTGGGGTTTTTTGTGCATGGCCAGGCCTGGACCTGGACCCTGTGTAAGTGCTTATTACGCAATGAGTTATTAATGTTTAAAAAAAGGTATTGCATTGCACAAATTTTTTGATATGTTTCTTAGCGATGAATACACAATCCAACTCCGCCGCTTCCGCCCCTGTTTTCGCGTATGTTATTCTCGCGCCTAGTGCGCGTGGGTTCAGAAACTGCCTTATCGGTGAAGGCGCGACTGAGCGCGATGCGTGGATGGATGCATACGGCGTCCCCAAAAAGCCGAAACATGCTCGCTCCGCATGGTGCGAGGGCGTGACATGGGAAGAGCTTGATGCGCTACGCGAGGGCGTACACCAGCACTAAACGCACATTGCGTAAAACCCTCAACCCGAAAGGGTTGGGGGTTTTTTGTGTATGCCCAGGCCTGGGCCTGGCCGCCCTGCAAGTAGTTATTAGTCAATTACTTGTGTAACTTTGATTTTTTTGTTGCATTGTTTTTTGAGTTTATGTAGTTTTAATTTGCTATGACAAATACAGACATCGAACCCACTCAAGAAGAAATCGCCAGCGAAATTCAAGGACGCTTTGAAAGCGTGCAAAAGTCTTTGTTCAAACTTGAAGCTCGTATGCGTTCTTTGCAGGAGGACATTGATAAGGAAACCGCTTGGATGCAAGACATTAGGCGTGAAGCCAAAGAGCTTGGAGTTGAGCTGGAATAAAATTAATTAAAATTTAGAGTTAGTTGCAAATCCTATCCCCGCAAGGGGATAGGGTTTGGTGTTTATAGGTAAAATCCCAGGCCCAGGCCTGGGCCTTCTGCAAATCGTTATTACGCAACAACTTACGAATGTTTGAAATTGTGCTTGCATGGAATAATAGAAATGATATTTTTCTATCCTATGGTTTACCCATCCATCATCACCGCTCACCGCATCATCAAAGATTCACGCATGGAAGTTAAGCACTGGTTTGATAGTGACTATCACCCTGACTGGGTGATGGATACAGCGCAAGAATGCGTCGAAAATGAGATTTCGCGTTGCAAGATTAATATCGATCTTTTGTCAACAGAATTGGAGGAAAAGTTGCGCGAAGCTATTTTGGAACATGCTGTTTCTGAGAACATTATCGTCTGGAGAGAAGACGACGACATGGAAGAAACCTACAGATGGCTTGAGCGTCAACTCTGGTAAGTCTTTCCCCAAGTGGGGTTTGTGTAAGGGGCGATCCGATGTGGCGGGTCGCCCCACTTTTTTGCACGCCCAGGCCTGGACCTGGGCCTTCTGCAAGTCATTATTGCGCAATGACTTGCGAATGTTTGAAATTGTGCTTGCATAGAATGGCAGAAATGATATTTTTCTCTCCTATGGTTCACCCATCAATTATCACCGCCCACCAAATCATCAAAGATTCAGCAACTGAAATTCGCTATTGCTACGATAGCGACTATCATCCTGATTGGGTTGTAGATAGCGCCCAAGATTGCATCGAAAATGAAATCTTACGGTCAAAAATAAATGTTGACATTTTGCCAACAGAACTTGAGGAAAAATTACGCGAGGCTATTTTTGAATGGGCTGTTTCAGAAAACATTTCCGTCCTCAGAGAAGACGAAGATATGCAAGAAACGTATCGCGCTCTAGAGCGCGAACTCTGGTAAGTCTTTCCCTAAGTGGGGTTTGTGTAAGGGGCGATCCGATGTGGCGGGTCGCCCCACTTTTTTGCACGCCCAGGCCTGGGCCTGGCCCTTTCGTAAGTCGTTATTACGCAATGAGTTATTAATGTTTAAAAAATAGTTGACTCATTTGTTCCATTCGCTTAGTTTGTACGCATGGAAATGACTCCTGCTACCTCACCCGCCACGCAAACCCTCCGCAACATGAATTTCATGTTGCACGTTATGGCCCCCGACATGGCACATAGCGATGTCAAGATGCTTGAGGCTATCGCCTTCACAGCCTCGCAAATCGCTCAGGATCTGCGACTTGAGCATGATCGGGTAATGGCGCAAATCGACGAACTGGAAGCCCTTGCGGCTGATAGGCTTATGGCTGAATCGGATGCGTTCGACCATTCGATTGCGTAACGCTTTCAGCAATAGTTAGTTGCAAATCCTATCCCCGCAAGGGGATAGGGTTTGGTGTTTATGGGTAAAGTCCAGGCCTGGCCCTGGCCAGGGCCATTATGACTATTACGCACTTCGTGCGTAATATTGTTGAAATTATAGTTCAAGTTGGCATGAAAAAAGAGGGGTTGAAAAACAAAAAATTTACTCTAGAGTCTTTCTCATGCACAACGCATCACAACCCGAATCCACCCTCACCGCCACCCTCAACGCCGCTCTTTTCAGCGTGAATAACATCAATCCCGCCTCACTCACAGTCGAACAAATCGCTCTCTTGGAAGAGGTTGCGAACATCGCACTCACGCACGCGCAGGAAGCGCACCACATACAGGCATCAGAAGATGTCGTCATCGAGCGCATGGAGCAAGATCTTGAAGATGAGGATCTTGCGTGGGAATCTGACGCCATGGATCATGGCGCAGAAGATCGCCATCTTGATGGTTACTGGGAGTCGCTGACGGACATTGGCGATTGCTGCGGCGATTGCTAATCACAAGTCAAGTATAAAAACCCCGCTTCGGCGGGGTTTTTTGTGCCCGCCCAGGCCTAGCCCTGGCCAAGGGCCATTATGTCTATTACGCACAAAATGCGTAATCTTTTATTCTTTTTGTTCTTTTAGCAAATGCGTGTGCTATAATAAAAGTATGCCGAACTACTACGACGACTACGAAAACGACAGTTTCAAAAAAAGCCAAAATACAATGGACTTCAACGAACGCGCCCTTCGCGCAATCCAAGAGAGTTTGACGTTTGCACTCAACCTTCCCTCTGATCCCGAATTTCAGAAAGCTTGCAGGACAATTGAGAATATGCACAGCGCAGAAGGTATCGTAAATCAAATTCGCGACAAGTACAAGAACGCCGACGACTTAGCAAAGATTACATCCGCAATTGAAGTGATGCGCGAGGAACTCATTGAAGAGTCAGCGGCTCGTTTTGAGCGTCACGCTCACGCATAAGATCAGACGCTAAGACCCTCAACCCGAAAG